CAGAGCTCGTGAAAGATGCATATTATGCTGTGGCAAACAGAGATGTTTTACCACTAGTTATGGCAATGGCAGGTGTGAGTCTCGCTTCGGTTGCCTCCGCAGTGATGTGGTGGAAATCAAAGGGAGCTAACCTCCAATTGGAGGGTCCAAAGGGACCCGATAATCTGCTTAATGCGGTTTGCCAGTTTTCAACTGTTTTAGGGTGCGTTACTGCTGTTATTGCTCTCATTGCTGGACAGGATTGGAGTTATATTGTTTCTCAAATCAAGAATTCCTCTTTTATCATTACTCTTTTGAAGAAATTTTCTAATGAGAAGAGAGATCATTCTAACATTGATTCGGACGAAAAAGCCGACAATGTTGTCAATTATGAGCGTGAGTTGCGAAAAGCTTTTGTGCGCATTGCTAAATTTTGCGATGAAATGGATACAGTGATCCAACAAAAAATCACTGTTGACCTTGTGAATCTCTGGGCTTCTCAACCAGCAATGGTTGATAAGCTAGGTCTTTCACAGGATGAACGGCGACAACTCCGAGATATGTTAGTTTCATACGAAACGTTGTTGGAAGGGAGTTTTGCCCATTCTATGGCAACACTCGCCCAAGTCGACGATCCATTGGATATACCGCTAAGTCTTTGCACGATGTTGCAGACTTTTGCTAAGCAATTCTTATTCGCGCTTGGGGGAGCAAGCCTTGTTATAGGCATCTTCTTTGTTACGGGTTATGCCTTGAACCCAAAATTTCGAGGCTATTGTGGTGATGGTTTTCGCGGTTTGTTCGATTCGGTTTCTGGAAGTGTTACTAGAACGGCTAACATTGTTGTTGATTTTATGTCCGATAATGTTTACCGTTTTGTATGTCCGGTTACCCATAAGACAATTACCGTGAAGGAAGGACTTCTACTTGAAGGTGGAATCCGAAAGTTACAAGACTTGTCCATTGAGCAGCAAGACGCATGTGAGAGGATTCGAGGATCACTCCTCATTCTTGATGCGATCGAGATCTGCATGAATACCAAGGGTGATACTCCTCCAGTGATGGAGGGTAGAACTCGTCCGGTGAAGGCAGCCGGCGTCGATGGTTTTGTTCGTTATGATGACGGTTCATCCCGTTATGATGATGAGCTTGATCGACAAGTTAAGACCTATTGGAATGATAAATGGAATGCAGGTTATTCTGAAAATGCCTGCAATGAATTGGCTACTCTTTTTAAGGAAAAAGAAGTGTGTCTTGAAATGCATGACAACATTCTTACCTTTTCTAGACAGAGCGATGAAAATATTCAACTCCTGAATAATCTCAAAGATCGAATTGAAGCCGCCTCTAATAAGGCTGAGCAAATCTATTCTGGATCGTGGGAGGCTTTTGGAGGAAAATTTCAGTCGCGAACCAATTTCCGATCATGGAAGAAAAATGTTAGACGGAAGGGAAAAGGTGGACGTGGTTCAATGAAACCACAGGAACCTGGTCCCAATTCCCAACAAAAACAAACGGATGCAGCGAAAGCTCCCGTTTTTATGATATTCGCCAACTTCAAGAGAGATCTTGATAAGTTGTGTGATGAGAGGGTGAAGAAATTTATCGATGATGTCAAAACACGAAAAATTTTTGATAATCCTGAAAAACCAGATCTTGATGCGTTCCATCATCTCTGGGAAGAAGCTATAGCTGGCTATGAGCGATCTGTTTTTGGTCTGCCTGCCTATGAAAAATATAGGCACAGGCTTGATGAGAAAACAGTTTCTGACTCTAAAATGGCTGAAGAACAAATTGCTGCTTGGAAGAAATGTAAGGAAGGAATTCTGAACCATTATCGTTCAAACCTTGAGGATGCTAAAATCAAGCTCGAAGGTCGTGCAGCAATGAAACCTGAACCATTCCGTCAACAGAATGGTCAGAAGAAAAAGATAAACAGAAAGAAAGGAACGAGCTCTTTGAAGCCCGTCCAAAAATTTTTTGAAGAATTGCGTTTGGGGAAGAAACCGGATGAACCGGTGAAGGAGGGATTGAAACCCGTTAAACCTACCCAAAGCAATTATTATTCTGCAGCCCCGCAAGACAGATGGTGTCACTTTTGCTTTCATCGGCATAAAGTGAATGTTCCGTGTACTGCTGTTGGTAAGTGTTTTAAAACTTTCAATGGCCGATATTGCGAGGGTTGCTCAAGAGCCCGATGGGCTATGGAAAAAGAGACCCCAGAGAAATTGGAAGGCCCCGCGGCTTCCAAACCGGTGTCACAGGAGACTATAAGGAGTGCTTTGATGTATCTCTGGAATGGCCAAATGTGTATTGGTACTGGTGTCTTATTGAAGATTGGAGGTAATAGCGATCCTATTCGTTATTACGCGAACACCCATAACGTCAAAGCCGCTACAGGCATGTCGTTCGGGAACTTGACCAATGTCGTTCCCATCTTGAAAGAGAAGTGGAGTGTTGGCCATGCTAGTGATTTATCAAGCATCTCCTCCGCGCTTGTTGGAAAATACATGGAGCAAGGCACCAAGCCTTTGCCTGTTGTTCGAGCTGAGGTTACTGATGTTCCTCAGGTTGCAATGTGGTATGGTTTGGATCCTGAGACTCGAACGGAGTTTCAGGTGAGTCCCGGTTCGTATATTGTGCGGAATAATGAGATTTTCCACAATTTTGCGACCGCAAAAGGATCTTGTGGGAGCATTTTGGTTGCTCCAGGTGGTGGCGTTTTGGGTATTCATTGGCGGGAAAAAACAATGAACCCCGAATATCCTAATGCTGCTATCCCCATCATTGATTTAAAAGTGTAAGCCCACCCAAAGTGGTGGGCCCCAAGAACGTTGGAATACGTGAGGAAATAGTTTATCGAGTCTGGAGCCAGATGGCCCTCGGAACAAATACCTATGAATTTTTCAACTATTTGGGTAAATTACCTAGCCCTCCAAAACCATTATTTGTGAATCCCTACCTAGAAAAAGGTTATCTTTATGAAACCAAGGTACCAGAGGATATGAAAATATGGTTTGACGAGAATGCCGGTGATTATTGTTACACGTATGATACAAAACGCACACTCGACGTGTCTGTCCGAAAGATGGATAAAGCGGTGTGTAGGAACTATTTGGATCACCCCTTATGGCCTGCTTGTGTCTCACTTCTGCATAAGAAGTGGGGCCCACAGCTAGCTGTTTCGCAGATGACTCCTTCTGAGATTATCCAAGACATGGATCTCACGAAGGCGCCTGGTTGGCTAGAAACACATCGTGGCTTTCGATCGAAAGGCGATTGTATTCTAGGTGGCTTGATTGATGAATTTATGGATTCAACTATTCTCAAAGAGATCCCGTTATGGAAAGTCTCTGGTAAGAATGAAATCAAAGAAACAGCGGTCTATGTTGGTGAAATGAAACAGAGAACGTTTATTATAGAACCCATGTCCATGTTGTGGCAGGATAAGAAAATTTTTGGTCGTCAAAATGAAGCAATCAAAGATTTTTGGTGGAGTGCGTATGGTTTTAACCCCTATGAAGGGGGAGTGAGCCGTATGGCAGACCGCCTGTTACGCTTTAAGAGATATTGGGAGTGGGATGTCAAAGGTTTTGACCGATTGTTTCCCCACATGAAAGATGTTCAAGACTTGAGATGTGAATCAATCCCTGATGATCCATTTAAACAATGGGTTGCTAGGAATAAGCAAATTAGTACAATAGTGTTGCCGAATGGTGATGTGGTAGAAAAGAGCTGGGGTAACAACTCTGGTTCTGGAACCACTACTGGTGATAATATTATTGGAATGTCTTTTCCTATCATCTTGGCTTTCCTTGAATTAGGGTTGAACGAGGTGGAGATTGATAGCATAGTAGAATGTTTTATATTTGGAGATGATGTATTGGGCGGCGATAATATCAATGTTTCCGATGAAGTTTTCAGAGAAGTTTTTGTTAAAACTTTCTCACTCTTTGGATTTGAATTTGATCCTTTTGTAATATCGCATAGCTTAGAAGGCATGACGTTTTTAGGATTTAGTTTACATGAGATAGAGCCAAGGGTGTTTGTACCAAAATATAAGCTCCCTAGGTTGTGTTATTCATTTCAACATGCTCTCACGAAAGGAGTGCATATTGACAAAGAGTTATCAAAGATGATTTCGCTCATGCTTATGTCAGCAGGACATGGGGAATTTGTGTATAATCGGTTTCGCGATGCAATTGAATTTGCACTTGTACGTACCTCACACCCCTACGTTGCAAAATTATTCACTAAAGGACTTGAGTACAGCCTTCCAACATTTAAAGCAACCTTAGATTGGTATGCTGGAAATTTGGAGGGTCGGAAAACCTTTGAATTTCTTAGGAAGGAGGTTGGAATAAAAGAAATTTTATGTGATGTCGAAAGCAATGAAAGCACAAAAGCGAATAGAGAGACAAGCTCTAGCTGTGGGGTGTTCCCCTGCAGCTATTGAGTGGATGGAATGTGCGTTGGATCCGTTCCCGGATGGGGAACGAAATCTTGCCGGTTATCCCGACATGATAACCGCCAAGTCAATAGTCCAATCCTTTCGCCAGAAACAGACCCTTAACGGGCCTGGAGCTGGTAATTGGGATTGTTCTGTTGCATATGATGGGTGTTTTAATGCAGCTCCCGTTGTTACTCAGAACCCTTCAGCAAATCAGCTGACCGTATCTGTTCAAGGAGCAACTCCTTACAATATGGGTGGGGTGAATGTACGATGGGCTGCATCAGGCACCAATCTTGATGTACCAACCACTATTAATGCATCATGTATGGCCCCAATTGTTAATTTGGGTGTGCCATTTCGTGTTTTAGCTGTTGCCATAGAGATATGGAACACTACAGCTCCCTTGTATCGTCAAGGGAATTGTGTCGTTTGGAGACAACCACGAACACCACAGGATCGAACAGTTAATACTTTACTCTGGACTCCAGTGGCGACAAATTATTATGGAAGTACCATGAATTATACTTACCCACCAATTCCTAGTACAGCTACCAATGCATTGATTCTAAACGGGAGTCAATCTTGGTCGGCTGAGAAGGGTGTATACATGGTTGGAACACTAGCAAAGGCTGATATTCCTATCTGGGATAGTGGAGTTGCTAATTCGACAGCGTATGAGGTTGTTTCAAATGGACAATATTATACTACATCGATTACAACCGGAGGGACTCAGCCCTATATTGCAACTTCAGTATGTGATTCGAACTTTAACCAGTTTGGAGCATACTTTACTGGGTTGAGTCAACAAACAACACTTGATGTCGTATGGCACTATGTTGTTGAGAGATTCCCCAATGCAACACAAACCGATTTGGTCACAATGGCGTCGAACTCATGCCCTTATGACCCTAGAACTTTGGAGTTATATTCTCGAACTGTTTGGCATCTCCCAACTGGTTGTTGGGTAGAGGAGAATGGTCTTGGAGATTGGATCTGCAGTGTTGCAGACACTCTTGGAAGTTTTGGGGTCCCAGGGATGGGGATAGTGAAAGGAGTTGTGAATGGTCTTGGTATGACCGCTAAAGTTTTAGGAACCCCCGATAACTTTGGTGCGTCGAATAACAAAGCACCTGCTCCTGAACAACGCACTGTTTCTCCCCCAGTGAAAGTACAAAGAGTTAAACCCGCCCGCATTGGGCCTCGTTTACCAACTGGAAAATTTCACTCGGAGGAGGCAAAGGCCAAAAAGAGGAAACGAAAAGCGAAAGCGCTTGCGCGCAAATAGCTGAGGGACTTGAATTTCATGTTTTTCAGATTTTACATTATTTTCATTTTCCTGTAGAAATACAAAAATTGCTTATAAATGGTAATTAAATTCGTAGGATTAAACCTCTACGAAGCATGTTTACATGTAGACCGGTTACACGTAATGGTGGAGG